GAAATGGACGACGAACAGGGCCTCGTCCCAACCCTTCGTGTCGATCGTCGCCGTCGTGAAGGCGGCGTCGTCGACGATTGCGGCCGGGTTCGTGACCGGTACGATCTTGATGTTCTGAAGATTCTGCATTTTTTCTTTTCCTCGTTTTGTTTGCGGCCGGTCCTGAGACCGGCCCGTCGTACCCCTGAGATTAGGAAGCGGCCGTGATCAGTCCGACGATCGGACCCGGAACGCGGTTTGCGGCCGTCGCGTCGGCGTTGCCGACCGAATGGACGTTGATGTCGAACCGCTCGGTTCCCTTGAACTCGATCTGATCGTTCGCGAACCGCGAATGCTCCGACATTGTGATCGTCGTTTCGCGGCGCGAGCCGAGCGAGGCCGCGAGACTGAGATCGCCGAGCAGCGCGCAGACCTGACTGTTCGCCTCGACCTTCGGCATCACCTGCGCGAATTCGACCTCGTAGCCGAGAAACTGCTTGTTCCGGGCCTGTTCGATCTCGGAGGCCGTCACGCCGCCCGAGGCGAGCATGACCTTGACCATCACGTTGTAGTAGAACGAGCGGTGAACGAACCACTTCGCGCTTGGCGTGTCCGCGTACTGCGGCAGCCGCCCGACCACGCCCTCGAAATCGGTGAGCGTCAATTCGCTGTAGGCGTTTCCGGTTCCGACCTGAAGCCCGGCGATGTAGGCGATCGTCGCCGACAGCCCCTTGATCTTGGCGCACGCGCCGACGATCCCGCCGTAGGTCGAGGTCCCGTCGCCGTTGAAACCGCACTCGTCTTCCTTGTTGGCGAAAGCGTAGGCCATCTCGCCGGCGAGGTCGTCACCGAGCGAGATCACCGAATCTTCGTTGAGTTCGCTCGAAACGCGCGCCAGAACGCCGAGTTTCTTGGCGACCAGGTTGACCCGGTCCCACGACTTGTCGGACGCCGTGATCGCGTCGGCCTCGTTGACGAAATAGGCCGTCAGGCCGCCGGTGCGCCGCGGATCGCTCCGCGTGTCGGACGACATCGGGACCACCTTCGCGTTGCGGCGGAAAACGCCGTACTGCTCGCGGAGGTCGATCAGGTCGTTACCGAACTCCTCCGGGACCAGAAAGCCGCCGTATTCGTTCTGGCCCTCGCTCATCGCGCGGATCTCAAGGCCGTGATCGCGGCAGAACTGAGCCGCCCGCGCGACGCCCATCGGCGCGGCCATGACCCACTGGCCGAAGCGGTAAGCGCGTTCGGCGTCCTTGAAGTTCCTGAGCTTTCCGTGCCGCGGAAGCGTCCGGGCAAGCTCGACCGGCGCGCCCTGGCGGATCGCCAAAGCCTGCGGGTCCTCCTGCGGGACCGCCGGCGCGGACGGACGGGAATCCCGCTTGGTGATGATCGCCTGGCGCAGATCCTCGCGCGTTGCGTCCGGGTCCGCCAAGATAAGCTGACGGGCGAGATCGCCCTCGCCGAACAGCTCGCCGAACGCGATCAGGCCGGCATGACGGGCAGCCGACGTGTCGGCCGGCGGCGTAGCGACAACCGGCGTGACCGGTTCATTGTTCTCTGTCATGTTTTTCTCCATGTTGTTTTGGATTTGGCCGCGCACTTCCGCCGCCGTTTCTGAAAATTCCTTCGATCGGCCGACGCCGACGCTGATGTCCGCCGGGACGCTGACGATCGAGATCTCGTAGGGTTCCCAATCGTTCGAGCGGTAGACCGGCATCTCGCCTTTGTTCTCGCTTTCGAGCTGAAGGTCGTGGATCATGAATCCGACGCTGATGTTCCGGCGGATACCGTCGCGGACGTCCTGAAACACTTCCTCGCCGCGCGTCGAGCGCGAAAAGCGCACGTCGGCGCGGGCGACCCCGCCATCGATCGAGAAGTTCTCGACGACGCCGACCTGATCGTTCCAGTTGTGATCCATCAGGAGCGCGGCACCGGACTTGAGCCGCTCGGACCGCATCGCTTTTTTGTCCATCGACAGGATGAGCGTCCCGAACCAGTGATCGACGCCCCGGTCCGAGGCAAATGCGACGCTGACCGTCCGGCTTTCCTCGTCGACCGCCGCCCGTTCGAGCGGAAATGACCGCTCAAGCGGCTGCGACAACAGTTTTTCGCGCAGTTTTTGAATCTCGGACATAAGAAAGCCGCCGGAAATAACTCCGACGGCTTTGAGGTTACGGGTTTTGAAAACTATTTATTTTTTAGGGGTAAAAAAACACTTACCCCGCTTCTTCGTCGCCGGTATCCGCGTCCTCTGCCGTTTCGTCCTCCTCGTCCGCCGCGGTGTCGGCCGCTTTGCTCCCGCCGTAGGTCAGCTCGATCCCGTATTCCTGCGCGAGCTCGCGTTCGCGCTTGATCGTCTCGAAATGGTCCTGAATGTCGACGCCCTGCTCCGCCAGAACCTCCGTCAGCGAAACGAGGTTGTTTTCGAGCGCCAGAACGTTCGCGTTCACTTCTTTCTGCGGATCGATGTAACGCCAGCCGCGCCCGCGCCACATCGGATTCTGCGCTTCGAGGTACTGCTCCGGGCTGAGCTCGATCGCCTTCCGCAGCGTCGCCGCGCGGAGCCACCGGTGATAGACCGGCCGGCAGAGATGCGTTCCGACGAAATCCTGCAACTCACGCCAGACGTCGCGCTCCTCGCCGAGACCGACGCGCGCGCTTGAATAGTTGACGCTTGAGAGATCCCCTGTCAGTGAAAAGAAATTGACGCCGAGGCCGGTCGCGACGTCCCGGAGGATCGTATCGACGAAAGCCGCGTGGTTTTGCGTCGGCTGCTTCGGGTCGAACTGCGCGAGCTTGTACCCGGCCGGAAGTTCGTTGAACGTCACCGGCGAGATGTCGATCTCGACCGGCAGCTCGTTCCCTTCCTCGTCCTCGTAGCCCTCGAACTCCGTTTCGTCCGATTCGCGCTCAAGGAATCCCATCGACATGGCCGCCGTCCGCGCGGACGTGATCACGCCGTCGTTGTATCCGGCGAGGTTCTTCGCGTCGAGCATCGCCGCGTGGAACCACGTCACGCCCCTGACCTGGCACTCGTCGTCATAGACTAGAAATGCGTGCTCGATCTCGGAGGCCGGGACGCGCGTCCGTTTCCGCTCCTTTTTGCGCGAAAACAGCACATCGTCGGGCGGCGTCGTCAGATAGTACGCGACCGGCCGGTCGCGCTCGTCGATCTCGACCGACATGATCACCCGGTTCCCGTTCGGAAGCGTTTCGTTGTGCATTTCGTCCAGGTACGACGGATCGATGAGACGGACCGAGTACCCGAACGGGTTCTTTTTGTCCTCGACGTGCCGGACAAGCGCCTCGCCGTCGCGGATCAGATACGTCACGAAAAGCCGCTGGACCGCGCGCCAGTCAAGCCTCATCGAGGCCGTGCAGGTCTCCTGGTGCGTCCAGTTCCACCACGCCTCCTCGATCCGCTTGTTGAGCGGCCCGTTGAGCGAACCGTCGGCCAGCCGCGCCCGGCCCTGAAGCTGCAACCCCTTCGGCCCGACGATGTTCGTCCGCGCCATCGCGAGGAATTTTCGGAAATGGCTTGAGTTCCGCGCCATTTCCCGCGCCCGCGCCCGCAAAACCCGAAGATCCTGCTTGATCACCCGGTTCGCCGTCGTCGGCTCCGTGACCCAGCCCGAATTGAGCCGGTTGATCTTTGCGGCCTTGTAGCTCCGCTTCGCGCGCACCGGCGCCGCGCCCGCGAACAGCCCGCGTATCTGCTGCCACACTGACTGGTGTTCGTTCATCATCGGTTTAGTCCTCCCACAGCCGGCCGAGAACCGTCCGGCCGAACTTTCCGCCACGCTTGACCCGCTCGGCGGCGCGCTCGCGCGCGACGATCTCCGCGAAGATCTTCCGCGCGTCCGTCAATTCCTTCAAACCCATCCGTTTCAGCTTTCGAGATCCCGCCGGCGTCGCGATCTCGTACTCCAATTGGTCGCTGGTCGCCTTGTTCAGGATCGTCGCGTTGATCGCGTCGAGAATGATCTTCGCGTCCGAGCGGAGGTCGACCGCCGTCGTGATCCCCGAACTGAACCCGGCTTTCACGTCGATCGTCCCCGAAGCGGCGATCCACGTATTCGTCGCGTCCGCCGTCTCGGTGAGCCACGCCTGCCACTCGTATGTTTCACCCGCGAGCAGCGTCGCCGACTGCGCGGCGGTGATCTCGCAGTCGAAAGCGTCGCCGTCGGCCGCGCCGGTGACGTTTATCCCCGTCCCGTTGCCCCGAAACCGGTACTCAAGCCCGTATTCCGTCGCCGGATACTCCGAAAACGTCCGCGTCCACGCGATCCGCTCGCCGACGCGGATCTCCCGCGGTTCCGTCGATCTGTCATCTCTCGCCATAGTCAGTACCCCACTTTGTAGCCTCCGAAGGCCTTGTTTTTGATCCTTATCCGCGTTTTTCGCCTTTTCGGTGCGTTTTCGGCCGTTTTGGGCGTTTTTTCGGGCGTTTCAGCCCTGTTTTCCGGCTCCAAAGCATCATTTTTGACCTCGATCGGGGCCGGAATCTCCGTGCTTTCGACCGCTCCGGCCTCGATTTTCCGCGCGATCTTCCCGAAATTCGGCCTCAGAATATGCACCGCGGCGAGCGCGTAGACGAAGGTATCGAGCGGCTCGTTGCGTGCGGAGGCCGTAACCTTCTCCCAAACCTGGTATTTCTGGCCCATCCGAAACCGCGTCACCTTCTTTTCCGAGCAAAGGGCCTTCAGATAGGACTCGTCGAAGCGGTCGTCCGCCGGGAAATGAACGTAGCCGGGCGTCCCACGCTCGCCGTTGCGCAGATATGCAAAGATCGTGTCCTTCGCCGTGTCGGTCCCGACCGTGTAAAGCCGGACCTTCGGGTTCGAGCCGACGATCGTCGGTTTCGAGACGATCGGCTTCCCGGCGACGCTCGCGCCCTTGACCGCGAACCACCGGCGGCCCTTGTACCGGTGCGCGAACCGGTACACGTCCTGCGTATGGTGGCCGCCGGAGTCGATGCACACCGCCGCGACCCGAAACTCCTGCGCTTCCCCCGCCCGGGCGTCGAGCAGATAGTCCGTCAGGTCGTCCCAGACCTGCGGCATCGCGGGCGAACCTTCGATCACGCGGTAGTCGATCGCCCAACACTCAAGATCGCGGCCCCAGCCCGCCAAAAACACTTCGAGGCGGTCGTCCTGAACGTCGACCCCGGCGGTCAGGAACAGGACGCCGTCGGGAACGTCGGCCCGGTAGTCCTCGCGGGAGAGCTGAAGGTCGGCGTACTCGATCCGCTCCTCCTCTTTCCACGTCTCGCCGAGCCGCGTGTTCACGAACGGCTTCAGCGTGTCCGGCGATTTGCGCGCCTCAAGGAAGTCAACGGCCATCGCGCCCCACGTCGTGAACGGCGAGTAAAGCTCGTTGATCCTGAAACTCGCCGTCCCCTTGAACTTCTCCGACGCGATCCACCGGCCTTTCGCGAGCATTTCGGGCTTGTCGTCGTGCTCGATGATCGCGCCGCACAGTTCGCAGACGTAATAAGCTTCGGCGGGATCGTCGTCCCAGCGGAGATTGGCCCATTTGAGCGTCTGGAAGTCTCCGCAATGCGGACACGGGACCCAATACTCGCGCCGGTCGCCGCTCATGTACTCGCGCTCTATGACCGACGTCTCCGCGTTGCGCGGGGAGCTCACGAGAATGATCTTCTCGGACCCGCTGAACGTTTTGGTGCGCGCCTCGCCGATCTTGACCGGATCGCCCTCGCGCGTGACCGAATATCCGTCGACCTCGTCGAAACAAAGGATGCGGACCGGCCGCGAGGAGAGTTCCGCCGGAGACGTCGCCCAGCCGATCGTGAGCTGGCCGCCCGGAAACCGCTTGATCCGCTGGTTGTTGTCCTCGGAATCCCACCGGACGAGATCGCGCAGGACCTCGGTTTCCTGAACCGTCGTGTCGAACGACTCGTTCGTCCACGCCCGCGCCTTGTCCTCCTTTTCGGCGACGTACATGATGTAGGTCGGATCGATGTGAATGTAATAGCCGATGATATTGACGAGGAGTTCCGATCCCGCGACCTGCGCGGATTTCTGGTAGACGACCTTTCGGACCATCGGATCGGTGACGACGTCCATGATCTCCGTCAGGAACGGGACGACCGCGTTCGACCACCGGCCCGGACGCGCCGACCGCTGGACGTAGCGGTACGTCTCCGCCCAGCGCGAGATCGACAGCGCGCCTTCCGGTATTGCCGTTCTGAGGCCGGCCTCGAAAATTTTTGCGATCTCTGGTCTCACTGCTTTTTCGTCCGCCCCTTCGCCGCCGGTTCGCCGTTGTCCAGGTGCTTCGTGAAATCCGCCCGGACGCTGAGAAAGATCTGATCGAGTTCACGCGCGAGGACCGCGCTTGCGGCCGCCGCCGTTTTCGCCCTCGCCATCCGCGAGCCGACCTTTTTCGGGAAGCGGACGGCGATCTCCTTGTACAGCCCGCCGAAAAGCGCCTGCACGGTTTCCTGAAAGTCGCGAACGGGCGCAAGTTCGCCGCGACGGACCTGAACCTCCATTTCCTTGAGGTTCGCTTCGGCTTTCAGCTTCCGCAGCTTTTCGGCG